AGGGCGACTGTCATAGACAGGAGCAGGAGGAGCCTTGTATGACGGTGCCATAGGACTGACATACACCCCAGTAGCAGGCTTATTCGGAGTAAACAATCTGCCAGCAGGTTTCTGATAGAAACGTGATGTTCTAGAAATACCACCACTAGGTTTGGTATTATACGGGTCGTACCAATCGTCTGCCATAATATCCCCTTATCCTAAGAATCCAGTAAAATCTGCTAGTTGAGCCGCATCAGCAATAATCTGCTGTTGCTTCTGTAAAGCCAAAGCATCTAAAGCGTTCTGCAACTCAATATCAGCCTGCTGTTGACCCAAATCAATATTAGCCAACTCACTCTGTTGACGAGCATAAATGTCGCCAACCGCCCTCTGTTGGGCGGTCGCATAATCTTTCATCGCACGCTGGAACAAACCCGAACGACCCAAACCACGACGACTAAACGTAGACACCCTAGGTTCCAAACCCTGATAATACTGACGGTTCACATCACGCAAAGAAGTAGACGTAGACAAACCTAAATCCGACGCACGTTGCTGAGCCTGAAGTGCCTTCAACGCACGAGTACGCTGAGCATTCGCCTTCTGAATCTCATAACTTGTATCATAAAAATCTGTAGCCATCACCAATAATCCTATCGCTCAGTAACCTTAGGCAAAATCAGATAGTATCCATCATGCTGAACATTAGTAGAATCCGACCCCGATTTCTTAGAAAAATGAACAGTCACAGTATCCTCCGTTAAAGCATCAATATGCCAAGCACCAAGATCATGGTCCACCGTATGATACGGCTGAATAAACACCGCCTCAGGAATAAAACCACAGTTATGGGTAATAACCAAATCCCCATTACCATCCGTAGTCCCGCTAAAGAACCCCCAGAACCCAATGTGTCCACGCAAATACTCGGTCAACGACTGAAAGCCGTTGACCGTTGACCTAGCATCAGGACCAGCAAAATGAGGCAACATAGGTGTAGTCCAAGTTCTCCTAGGCATCAGGCTTGCACCTTCCTAGGATTAAACTTGTATGTCAAACTATAAACAGCCCAACCATCCGAACCATTACCAACCAACTTCAGTTGAACAGAACGTGCAACACCCAACGAATCAGCCTTAGAATGCGTAGCACCCCAATCGGGGTCCAACCATGTTTGCCATGATTGAGACTCAGTATCAAAAGGAGACTGAGAAACAGAAAAAGTTTTTACATCAACATTACGCCAATCGTGATACACCTGAACATCAATACTGGTACCATTAGTTTCTTGACGCAAAACAAACTCGGGTCTACGCCAAAACTTTTTAGCAGAAACATTACCTGCATCCTGCCAACCCGTCACATAATAAGAATCAAAACTAGCGGCAGTACCAGTAATATTATCCGAAGAACCATTCTCCCGCTTATCAATACTAAGAACATAAGGTTGATAAGGATGAATAGCAATATGATAAACATTACCACTATTGTCAGTAAAATCAATAGGAGTAATCAAACCAAAATCATCGGCAGTCTTATAAGCAGTCCAAGCACCACGCCCAACCTCAGGGTCATAAACAAAACTGGTTGTTGCACGAACAGCCTGAGTTTGACCATCAAACTTTCTGCTAGAGTTATCATATGACAAAGTTGAATCATCATATGTGGCAGCATCAACAGTATCATCGCCGCTAGGCAGACTTAGATACACACGACGATTAGCCCAACCCACAGTAATCGCATTACTAGCAGTCTCATTGATTTCCGAACCAATACCCAACGGTCTAAGATTACGGAAAACATCAGTAAAACCACGACCATCATAAAAAAACATTCCATCAGGATTAGAGAAAAAATATACTCCCCTGTCAGCAACAGCAACAGCATTAGGGCTAATAGCACCAATCCTACTTGTCAGTTCAACCAACTGAAAAGTATCCTCACTGTAACCATAAATAGCCCACACAGAACGATTCTTGAAAACTAGCAGATGACCGCCAAACGGAACAATAGCAGTAATCTTAGACCCACCGCCAGCAACATCAATATAATCATCCTGCCGCCAAGACTCAGCAAACAAAGGGTGCGAAAAACGCACACGATTCGGATAAGTGCTAGCCCCCTCCGTTGTCCCCGCAACCCACAATCTATCAGCGTGTGTAGCGATATGCTCCGACTTCGGAGCATGAGTACCAGTAGGTGCCGTCAAATCATTCTGCCACTCAGTAACACCAGCCACACCACCACTAGCAGTCAAATCGGTAGCAGTAGTACCATTCCATCTGGTTACCTGATAGCCAGCACCCCTAGCAATATACAAAAAAGAATCATCTTCACGGTCCCAAGAAGCAAAACTAGCACCAAACTCGTTATTCGTCGTCTTAGACAAACTAGTAAAGTTTCCGCCAGTAGAATGATATACGCCATCATTAGTGGCTAGCATAATCCAACTACCAGCAGAACTATTCCATTTAGATAATCTATCAGGATAAAAAGTACCAGCAGAAAAACCGCCTGCGGCACTAGTGTTGATTCTAGAAAAACCCCATCTAGAAGAAACACCACCCTTAGGATTCAAGTCAACATTCAGCAAATCTCCACTCTGATTCTTTTCCAACTGAAAAGAATTAGAGTCCAGATTTAAACCTCCAGTAAAATCGTCAACCCTGATAGAACGCAACATTACCAGCCGTACCCCGCCTTACCCTTATAGGCACGAAAATATTTGTTGCCTGCAAATACCACAGGAGAAGAACTAGGTGGGCGTATCAAATCACGCCGAGCAAGAGTAACAGTATCAGCATACATACGCTCATAAGTAGCGGCAGTATTCAACTCCTCTTGAGCCTGATAAATACGACTGATGGCATAATAAACCAAAGCCATATCAAACGAGGCGACACCATCGGGTTCCGTATCATCCGTCACCCAATCAGTAGGATAACGATAAGCGCGGACAGAAAGGGTGACAGCAGAATCTGGGGTCGGGAACAAAAACATTTTGCCACCCCAAAAAGAATAGAACACTGGTTCACCCGTAGCAACAGGGTCATCCAACAAAACGTCCTCAGCATCATCATAAGAAATATATGTTAGACGTTCACCATCATCATCTAACACTGCGACAACTTCACGAATCTCATCCGTAGTAAAATCATCAACAGTGTAATCATCTTGTCCAGCCACAGTAGTCAAAGTGAAAGAACACTCTAGGAACGACCAGCGTCGTTCCAAATCAATAATCCGATTATAGCCATCACGAATATAAATATCTAGCACCGTATTAGAAACATCAGCAGAATCCATCTCGGTGATTTCACGGACAGCATTAACAATATCCGTTTTAGTCATCCTAGCCTGAGGCATCAGTCACCATCCTTAGAATCTGTTTCTAATAGAAACTGTTTCTCAGCCGAGTTCTTAGCACGCAAATGTCCCATACACAACTCGGTGCCTTTAGCACGCATACCTTCACAAGTATCATCATTGGCAGAACACTTGTTGCCACGCCCAATATAAGGTGCGCTAGGGGAAGCCAAACGAGCCGTGTTTGTCCCCGCCAACCTAGAATGATTGGCAGGCGTTCCATACATAGCGTGAGCAGGGATACTTTTCGTCATACAATAGCGTTATCGTTCAAACATTAACCCAGACAAAAGCATACCCCCCACGCCGTAAGGCGTGGAGGGTATGCGCCATTAGCCGTAGGCTAAGATTGCTTATAAATCAGGCAGTCTTAGCGGTCAACTTACCCTGACGGGCACGGTTACGGCAAGTCAAGTTACCGTAGGACATAATCAGAGCGTAACGGGCATCCAAGTTTTCGGGACGCACGAAATCGGTCTGAGCAAACCACTTGCCCGAGTGACCAACGAGGGTCAGATACTTGCTGTTCAGGAAGTACACGACACCAGCGGTGCAGTGAACGTCATAAGCGACAGGAGCCGCCTTGAACAACAGGTTCTGGAATCCAGCGTCAGCCGTCTTAGTGTCGGTGTAACGCAACTGGGGCTGAAGCAGGCTCTCATACTTCTCAAACAGAGTTTGAGTCGTAAGAACCATGTCGGGATGGTCGTTGCCCATGGACACGCTGTTGTAAGCGGTAGCCATCTGAGCGAGAGTAAGAGCACCAGCGGTGTTCTCCTCATACGAACGCCACCAGTCGTTACCCTGACCAGCAGCCGAGTTGATTCCACCAACAGTGTTACCCGACTCAACAATAGCGGCAAGACCAAGCCAGTTCTTACCCGAGTTACCAGTACCATCACCGAAGAACATCTGGTTGAAGCCTTCCTTCATGGACTCCTCAGCCTGCATAATCTTCGCTTCAAGCAGATTCACAATAGCCGCTTCACCGTTGTTCTTTGCTTCCTCAATACCCGAGATAGCGATGCTAGCGGCATACTGCTTCCAGTCATATTCTGCCGCCGAGATACCCTCTTGAGCAGTCAAACCAATCGTGTCATAACCCGCATACGACGAAACAGTGCTGTTCTGACCGTAAATCAGCGGTTCCACAATCTTCGTGCCACCATCCTGCATACGGATACGACCCTTATCCATAAGGAAATAGGTCAAGGGGCGAGCCGTGAAAATATTGTCCGTCAACTGAGGACGGTAGTTAGCGAGCGTCGTTGAGAGCAACGCATCAAAGTTAGCATTACCTGGCATTTTAAACTCCTAAAGTTCTAGTTAAAGTTATTGTGATTACAAGTCACATTCCAGCCTGCCGTTTAGCCGCCGCCCACGCATCGGCAACAGACGAAATCTGACCGACAGGCTCCGTACCAGCACCATTCGCAGAAGCACCACCAGCGACAAAAGCCGCCTGACGCTTAGCGTCCGTCACCTGATTAACCTGCTGAGACATCACATCTTGCGCCGCTTTAAAAACATTCAGTTCATGCACAACCTTATCGTAAGCCATCTGCTTATAGACAGCCTCCAGATTGTCCACGCCCAAATCCAGCGCAGTTTTAATAACATCAACAGCATTAAAATCAGGATACTGATTTTGAAGTCTGCCTATTTCTTGCTGAAGTTCAGCCTGTGCCTGAGCCTGCTCAAAAGAACTAATCTTCTGATTCAACTCCCACACTTGCCGTTCCAGCGGGTCCGCAAACTCTGGCACACTAGGAGTTTGGTTGACGGACTGGGCGGCACCATAGTGCCGACCCAACAGTTCCAAAGTACCTGCTGGGTCCCGTTCCAAAGCCTGTGCTAAAGTTTCCGCATACTGTAGGCTTTCACGCTGAGCCGCAAGTTCCTGTGTCTTACGGGTATAATCCGCTTGACGTTGGTACCCACTTAAGGCTTCCTTAACGGGGACATCCAGTTCCTGCCCATCAACCTTGACCTTCACATACCTATCGGCAATATCGTCAACATTAATGTACTCGTAACTGGGTGCAGTTTCGGTAGCCTGCCCAACTTCCGTTCCTTCCGCTTGTCCCATTTCGGGGGCGGTCATCTCGGCATTTTCGGTATTCACTTTTCACCTCTAACTAGAGTCCAGAATGGTTGCTCTACTAATAGCAATAGCGTTCAAAAGTTTCTATCAGAAACCGCCCATAGGCATCGGCGGGGCACCAGCAGGCGCACTGCCAGCACCTCCCAGTATAGCCATCAACTCGGGAGGAATCCCCTGAGGGGCACCAGCAGGGGGCATACCAGCCATCTCGGTAGGCATACCATTAGCCATTTCTTCAGGTCCAGCCGATTCAGGACTTTCTGGCATACCACCTTCGGGTTCAGACTTATCTTCCATAATGAATGCTTCAGCATTCTTCACATCAAAACCAGTCTGAAGCACATATGTTGCCAACTTGGACATATCAATAATACCAGCCTGAGCAAATGGGGCAATAGCAGTCAACATATCCAAAGCCTTATTGCGGCGAACAGACTCGTTGTTCGGCATGGTAGAACCGCCAACAACCTCAAAATCAAACTCGCCTGCAATATAATCACGGTCATACTTAACCCAAACAGGTTGACCATTCTTGCCAGTAATACGGGCTGTCATAACATCAGTCTGGAACTGTTGCGTCAACATCAACAAACGTCTAGCAACATCAGCAACAGCCAACTCAATAGTCGCCAACTTATCTGCTGTCCTCGCATTAGCGGCATCTTGAACAAGACCAACTTCCGTAGCGGTGCGTCGGATTTCCGACACGCCGCCACGCATAAACTCGCCAACACCACTAATGGTATTAATATCCTGTTCAATCAATGACGACTGATTATAAAACTCAGGCGGATTAATCAAAGCAGGGAAAGGTTGGACGACATCGCCAAGCGGATGATCGCCAACCACAGGGACCATCACATTATCCTCATCAGATTCCATAGCCTGACGACCAGCAGTATCCACAGCAGACTCACGGAACAAATACTTACGAGCATACCGCTTACGATGATTCATCATCTGCGTGCGTGTTTCGTTCAGTTCACGCTGAAGTGGCTCAATAGCCTCAACATCACCAAGCGGATAAAAGAAATCAGGAATATCGTAGTTACGAATCATCACAAAAGGATGACCAAAAGCGTAAGGCATCTTCTGAGGTTTAATCAAAAATCCTTCAGCACCATCAGCAAACACACTAACAGTATTATTCCGCAAATCATAAAACTCATAGACATCACAATAACCTTCGTTCTTATCGTGAATCTTACGGAACCTAGGTTCATCTTCAGAGTAACGAGAAAACGCGATGGGTTGAACATCGTCGCGGACAGATTTGGCGTATCGCTTGTCGGTGCGGACATCACGAACAGGGCGGCGGACACGATGGGCAATCCATGTAATATCCTCCATGCTGGTGGCATCAGGGTCAACAAAAACATCAAATGGAGAAACACGCTCCACAAAAGGAGCGTCCTCCAAAACATTATTTGTAGTCGCCATATAGTTTTCGGGAACATTCGGGTCAGAAACATCTTCATCAGAACCGATACGTTCCTCTTCAACATACCTGTATCCGACCTTAAGCCAGCCATGTCCAATAACAATAAAATCTTTTACAGCACGACGAAACTGATTTTTAATCTTCTTATGTTTCCACCAGTAGTTAACTACAGCCTCAGCAACAACGGCATTCGGAGCCTGCTCGGGAACAACCGCATTAACAGTAATCTTAGGATAGTTAACAGAGATACTGGGAGAAATAACATTTACAGTAGAAAAAACCATGTTGATAAGAACACGGTCCTCATCAGTAAAATATTCGTACTGTCGTCCACGATACAGGTCAACTAGACGTTTCCATGTAGCATCATAAGATTCTTCCTTGCGCCAAGTTTTAGAAGAAGCAATCTTATTTTTGTAACGTGAAAAGATTTCACTATTAGAGGGACGAGCCATCTTCAGCCTTCCATGCTTGTGCGGTGCGTGCCAGCCAGTTCCAAACAGCAATCACACCAGCGATTCCTGCGGCACGGAAAAACGACACATCAAGCAACGCCGCACTAATAGGTGCGGCAGTTGCGCCAGCAATAAAAGTGGCGATACCACGCTTAAATGCTTCCTTATAAGTCATTTCAACCCATCCTTATTGTCCATATGCCAATCAATATGACCGTCAAGACGGTCATCAATCTTATCTACTTTCACCTCTATGCGCTCCAGTACTCGCATATTGGCACCATGCTGTTCTGTGTTCCTTTTGTCAAACCGTCGCATTAACACAACTAGCGGTCCAGTTATGACGGCTACGACAATAGGAACCCACCACATATTAAATCACACCCACCGCTGTCCAACAGGTTCAGCATTGATTCCCGCCGCTTCCGCTTGACGAACTTGGAGGTCTTGACGTTCTTTGATTGTGGGACCATGAAAGTCCTCTTTGCCGTGAGCAAAACCCAGACGAATACCCTTGATGTGGCATCCAAAACAAATCTTGCCACGACGAGGAATAATATCCACAACCTCGGCTTTTCCACATTCTTCGCACAAAAACATTCCCATATTAGAAGCAATACCGTTCAAAAAAAGTATTATCGTGTCATACCTGCACCATGACGCACATTATATGCACCAATCGGCTGTTTAGACGGACCATTATCTGTGATTAAAAACTGTTCCCACCAAGCCATACTATTTCTAGGAATCTGCTCACCCACATAATACTCTGGCAACCACACGAACTTAAGCATCTGATTAGCAATAGCCAAAGAAATAACACGGTCATCATGAGGAGAACCAGACATACGACCATTCTCTTTGCGAACAAAAGTTCGCAACTCACCAATCGTAAACTCACAACAAATATCTAAATCCTCATTACGGATAGCCGCGGACAACTCATCAATCATCAAAGGCTTGGACGAACTGGTTGTACGCCAACCCAAAATCTCGGTTGGAGCAGGGCGAGCATGAGCCAGCCTACGTTGACGATAAATATTCTTGTAGCCGTACCGTTGCAAAGCCTTGAGGGTCGTCAAACCATGGTTGTTATTCTCCACCCCCACTAGAGCAGAGTTATACATCCATCCCAGTTCCGCTAGCATTTCTCCAAACAAGTCTGGTTCAATACGTCCATGCCAATGTGCCACCACAAGACCAGTGTTAGCGCAGATAACATGGGCGGAACTATAGTCACCATAACTAAGACCTTCAGCAACGTCAGCACCAACAACATATGACTGGTTAAGTACAGGTTGTTCCCAAATCCTAAGAGGACCATCACCAAATGCGACAAAAGTCACATTCTCGGAACCGATAGTCAACATACCAATCTCAGGTTCAGCAGTAATCATAGCATTCACAACATCCAAATCAAACACAGGATTACCCGATTTGATAAACGCCTCCTCAGGAGAACGTGGATATTCTTGATGCAACTGCCAGTCAGGAAGCGATTTACGTTTTACTTCATACCAGTCCTGATTACGGTCCCCAGCATCCCACGCCCAAAAAATACCTCGGAAAAGGTTAGTTCCCGTTTGCGACCCGACCCACAGTTTATGAAAAAAGTTTCCCGAGCCGTTAGCGGTGGACAAACAGATAACTCGTCCACCGACATCAGCAATCGGTTCAATACTCGCCCACGCTTCGTCAGGATTAGGAAGGAACGCCATCTCATCCACAACCACAAGATACACAGACTCACCACGAGCAGGGTCATTAGATGACGGCAACGACTCAATAGCAGATTCATTATCAAACACCATCTTCAACTGGTGGTCCGTCAACAACCTAGGACCACGAACACGCATCCACTCAGGCAACCAACGATACCCATACTTAGACTTCTGCAACAACTTCATAGCCTCACGCTCAGTTCGGCTAAGCATAATCACAAACCTGTCAGGCTCAAAAAATACCAGCCAGAAACAGAATGCCGCCGCCAGAGTGGAGAATCCAATCTGGCGTGCCTTGAGAACCACACTATAACGACTTTCTAACCATGCTCGCACAGTCTCACGTTGTGCTTCACGCATCTCAAACTTGATACGTCCACGCTCAGGATGTTTGATAAACCAATAGTTCTCACAAAAATACTCAAACGCATCAAGTAACTGGTCTGTCGTAGCGTCCTTTGGACCACGACACAAACGCCACTCTCGTTCACGGACGAGTTCATTCAGTTCCATTACAAACCTTATCTAATACGAATATGTCTAGGTTTCCTGTTGCTCCAATACGGAGACATACGAATCTTAGCATTCAAAGTTTTACCTGCATTCACACCAATAGCAGTATTCATATAGCCGCTAGCAGAATCAGTAGCAGACCGTCTAGCAATCAAAAGACGAACAGAAACATCCGAACCGACACCAGCATCAGTAGACGAACGCAAAGCATCCTTAGATACTAAAGCCTCAGATGTCCCATTGACAATATCTTCAGACTGTGCGGTGACATAAATAATCTCTGCTTCAACAGAACTCTCAGAAGCAGTACCAGCACCATCAGCATCACGGACAACAATACGTTGAACAACAACAATATCGTCGCCAATACCAGCATTACTACCAGAGCGAAGAATGTCTCTACGGAAACTAGCAGAAGAACCACCAATGCCAGCATCACCAATATATCTGACTGCCTCATTATAAGTCGTATTCTGATTATAAATAAAATCTCTAGAAGTACGATAAATGAAACCCAAATAGGTTACATCAGTATTATATTGGAACGTAGGTTCGTTATACACTCTGGGCATTATTACCCCTAGTGTTTGATAATATAGTTGAGGACAATGCTCGGCTGAATATTATTGTGCGCCCCACCACCACCAGTAGTTTGATTCACTGCCGTAGTATTACCAGCAGAAGCAGTATGCGTATGGTCATTTACAAAGTTCAAAGCCATTCCAAAAGTATTGGTTGTTCCATCAATAATACCATCATTAGTGGAATCTTTACCACTAATATAAGTACTATTGTAAGCACCAGGATTATACACCATATCCAAAGTATTAGCATCAACGGAAATAGTATGGCTATGTGCATCCTGAACGTGCGTATGTGAAGGCATCTCAGCAGTAGTGAGCGTATGAGTCTTAGAACCCCTAGTTTCGCCAAGAACATCAAAATCCGTATCGGTCGCATCACGACCGACAGGAACACGACCCTTCAGATTGGGAAGATTGAATGTAGTAGACCCATCACCAGAACCATAAGTCGTACCTAATACACCAAACAAACCACTATAGGTGGAACGACTGACGGCAGAACCATCACAGACCAACCATCCTGTTGGTGCAGTATTCGTTCCCCAAAGAACAATAGCACCAGCAGGAGTGTTGACCCTAACCTTATAATCTAAAGTTGTCGTAACAGCAGAGTTGTCCACGCCGATCTTAGCCTGAATAGCCTCAATCGCATCGTTGCTGTTAGCGTGTTGAGAACTATGGCTAGGACTATTTAGGGTGTTGCCTGAAGTTGGATTCGTAAGCGAATCCAACGAAACAGGAAAGTTAGTTGCCATAGTTCAGACCTCCAGAATCAGGCTTGTTCCAATGAGGCAAGTTCGGTCTGATGAACCTCAATAGCCGCACCCAAAACAGCCAGCGCATTATCCGCCGACTCAACACCAGCATCATCGTTCAACTTGACACAAGTCTGCTTGTTCAGTTCGTGTTGCCACGCTTCAGCGGCGAACTGGCTGATACGCTGAGACAGAATATTTTTCTTCTGTTCATCAGTCAGAAGCGTAGCGTAATCAATGGACATTATTTTTTCTCCTTATGCAGTTGCTATGGTTGTCACAGTTCCAGAGGAACCACGATATTTTAGGGCACCAGACTCAACATACAAAACACCACCAGCGGTGGGGTTTGCTGATGGCGCAGTCCCATTGGCGATATGAATAGTTTTTGCAGATGACGTAGCAATAGTTGTCATACCAACCAAAAAGTTTCCAGCAGAATCAAGCAACGCAAGTGCCGTGCCAGCCGAGTTTTGAACCTCAAACAAGTT